ATAGCATCCATTGGATCTTCGTCGTCTGCTTCTATAGCAACTTCTTCAAATTCTTCGTCAACTTCTTCGTCTTTTGAAGATTCTTCAACTTCTTCGTCTTTATCAGATGCTTCATCTACTTTTTCGTCTTCTGCATCGTCATCTTTTGACGCTTCGTCTACTTCTTTGTCTTCTGCATCGTCATCTTTAGATGCTTCGTCAACTTCCTCATCTTTTACTTCTTCTTCAATAAGGTCTTCATAAATTTCTCTTGATTTTGATACCACATACTCGTGGAATAACTCTTCTGCTTTTGCAGCATCGTCGTTAACCAAATGCTCAAGCATTTGTTCTAATGTACTTTTATCGGCCATTGTATTCTCCTCTATATAATTGGTAAGGCTGTTTGTTAATGTATTTACATTTTACTTATAAAATTGGGGTAAAAAGGGTGTTTTTTGATTCATTTGTTATTGATATATAGTTCCTTCGAAGGTTTTACCAAATTCTTCGATAGAAAGGTGTTTTAAGTTAGAATATTGCGGTCCTAACTTATCAGGTATATATGCTCCTGAAGTTATTACTCTATGAAACTGTGTATGTGGAAATTCTTTGATTACTTTTTCTGTTTGTGATAACCAATTACCAAAGAACGTAGCAGAATCAGTACTTTTTTTGTAATTATGCGTGTCTGCGTACACATTATTAAACTTTCCTTGCAATCCTTGATAGTCAAAACCGTGGATATAAATGTTTTTATGACCGTTCTTTGCAGCAAACCATAGTGCTGTAGGCCCACTACTCCATCCTTTATGTGGATTAAATAGGTTTATTTTTTGTCGATCTTTGATACCTTTGTTAGGATTTGTCCATACAGTACCTTTGTTTGCATATCCTGAATCGATTAATTCGTTAACCATCTTAACATCAACAGCAACAATATAATGAGGATCGAATTCTCTATACTGGGCATTACACCCGTATACTGTTCCTATATCTAAAAGAGATTCACAATTCACATGTAATCTGCTCTTGCCATTGCCAAGAACAAATGCTATATCTTTGTGTACAGATTTTGTTTTATTCTTCTTGCTCAACTGGTGTTCCATACATTTGACTTATGAAACCCGCTTCGCTTTGCTTTTCTGCATCGTGGGCTTCTGCTTGTAAGCGCAGTTGATTTATTTGACCCAAGGTAAGTTTAATTTTTCTAGTATCATCTAATTCAACAACAGATGAATCTTCTTTGTTGTCGTATCTACGATCAACAGCAAAGTCGTTTATCTCATCGTTAAAATAAAAAAATTCTTTCAAAAGCATACTTGTATTTATCTATGCAGGAGTTTCTGCTCCGGCATCTCCCTCTGGTTGTTCTGCTGCGGCTGCAACTTCTTCTGGTGCTTCAGCATCTTGTGTTGCAGCATCTGCTGCTATACCACCTGGGGTAATACCTGCGCCTCTTAACTCACCAGCAGCATCATTGTCAACGCCGACAAGATTACTTCCGTTTTCTTCACGCCATAGTCTTTCGTTTTCTTTTATCTCTTCTTCAGTTAAACCTAAGTAACGTTTTAGTGCAAAACGTTTTGATAAGTGCGGAACTTGTTGTAGTGTTCCAAAAATATTTGCTCTTGTTGTATCTAACTCTGCTTGTCTGTATGCTGCAAAGTTTTGTGGTGGATTAAATTTTAATTCAAATAAACTTGGATCAATATTGTATCCGTTTTTAGACAACCAAAATTTAAATTCGTGATCAAAAGATTCTACAATATTACTTTGTAGTCTTTCGCAATATCTATTAAATCTTAGTTCTTGAATATATGCTGTTCCTACTTTACCATCTGAAACTGTATTTGCTTGTTCATCAACTGATGTTGGCAAATAACTTGCTGGAATACGTAAAGCTCTAAACAGTTTATTAGTAAAGTATTTTAAATCTGTAATTTCGCCTAGGTTAGTTCCACCTGGTAATGTTTCAACTTTAGAACCTCTTCCTTCTGCTGTTTGTGGAAAGAAGTAATCTTCGTTAGTTGATAGTGGATTATAACTTGCGTCAATAACACTTGTTCCGCCGCCTGTTGAACTAGGAATACGTCTTTGTTGTATTTCGTTTTTAACTTTTTCAACAAAACTCATTGCCATGTGTGCAGGCATATTACCTACATCAACATAAAAAATTCTTCTTTCAGGAGCACGTTGTATTCTATAAATGATAATTGCGTCTTCTAGTAATTCTTTTTGCTTGTAAACTTTAAACACACTTTCAAGTAATGAATTACCAAATGGATAGTTACCGTCTAATCCTTCTGATAAACTGATATGCATAATATGTTCTGCATCTACAGTTACTTCATTTTGTGCATTTTGAAAACGTGTACCTGGCGGTTGTGCTGCATCGCCAACCATTCCTCTACCAAATCCACCACCGCTTGTGTATGAACTTGTTCCGCTTGGTGATGTGTTTGTTGTACCATGTGGTGTAGTTGCTACTAGATTTTTAAAGTTAAAGTTAATATCTTTTACAACATACTGCTCGGGAAGTTTTCCTTCGGATTCGTTAACAATAATTTTGGAGACTTTTGCTTGATCCACATATAACAACTTTTTAGTTTCTGGATCACGCATGAAAAAACAATCGCCATATTTGAATACATTTCTTACTATTCTAAAAATTCTATTTTCTAACTGTTGTATTTTACACCATTTTTGTAATGCTTCTTTTATAAGTTTTGTTTCTACTCCTGTTGGAGCATTTCTAAAGAAGCAATGGAAAGGAGTAGCATTTTCTTTATCTTTACCTGTACAAAATTCTGCAAGAATATCTAATGCTGCATTTACTTCTGAATCCATATCCATTGTGTCGTACTGCATATATTTTTCAATACGATTTGGACTTCCTGCATATACGTCAGGCAAGTATGATGAGTAGTTAGACCGTGCAGGACCGGGACGTCCACCGCCACTAATTGGGCTGTATGATCCTGATTGGTTTTCGGTATTAACCGGTGTAAAGTATTTTTTCCAACTCATAACTTATCCTTTATTATACAGTCTGTATGTATTGTTTGTCAACCATTATCCTACAGTATATGCATCATTTGACATTCCTTGTGCAACTCCAATGTGTTTTTGGCTTAAAGAGTTACTTAGTCTTGTTAATGATACTAATTCTTCTATGTTTGTATTTAACGCTAACATCATTTCTTCTGGTGTTTTCTTGGTTTCGGTTAAACTAGATAATTCATCTTCTTTGGCTTTCTTTTCTTCATCTGTTTTCTTTTTGAGTTCTTCTTGTTTTTTAATAGCATCATTCTTTTCTTTTTCTTTTTCTGCTTCTAATTTTTTCTGTGCATCTGTTGCAGTTGTTGAAGTAGAAGAAGAATCTCCTGCTTCTGCTTCTGTTGCAATATTATTTTCTTCTTCTGCTGCTGCGCCTTCGGCTTCTTTTTGTGCTTCAGCCGTACGTTTTTTTACTAATTCAAGATCTCTCTTTAATTGTTCTATTTTGGCTTTGGACTTTTTAATACCACTACTTTCAAAACCTAAATATTCATTTTCGCCCGATTCACTTCTTTTAATTCTAGCCTGTTGTTCGGTAATTTGAGCTTCAAGATCTTTTATAGTATCTTCGCCAGCAATGGCATCACCAATGGCTTCACCAGCCAATTCTCCACCTTTACTTCCTGCCCAATAACCTATAGCACCACCAATTAGTCCTCCAATTGCTGTACCTACAACAGGAACTACTGAACCTAGTGCTGCACCTGCTGCTGCACCTGCTAGTGCGCCACCACCACCGCCAACGGCTTCACCAATTGCTTCTGATTTTTCTACTGTTGCTTCGTTACCAGTAATTTCTCCTGCTTCGGCTCTTTCATTTGCTTCCGATACTCCACTATAGGCTTGAACGCCGGCCATCAATACTGCAAGAGGTGCAAATTTTCTCGCTACACCTTTAGCAACTGCGCCTTTACCCATTGCACCAGCGCCGCCGCCTACTGCGGCTTTGCCCGCTTTAGTTGGGCCACCCATCATACTAGCGCCTGCTGCTAGACTCATGCTTTTTAATGCAACTGTTGCAAGTAGTGCCGCACTATTAAGTGCAAGTACAGTTCCTGCTACAACTTCAAAATTATCAGCGGCTAATTCAACTGCTTTAGGCAGATATTCTACAGCCATGTCTGCTGCTGTATTGAAGACTTCTTCTAACTTGGTTAAATCAATAGATGCAAGTGCAGTGGTCATCTCGATTGATTTTTGATTAATATTCTGTTTGAAGTTCTGTACTGTAGCCGGATCAATTAGATCTGGTATTTCTTTAATTGTAATATCTTTTAGATCTTTTTCATTTTGTGCAAGAGTTTCTTCTAGAGTTTTTGTTCTGGCTGCAACATTTAAAACACCTATAACAAAATCGTTTGCCGCTGGATCAAATTTACCTAGTGTTTCTGCTAACGGACTCTTGGCAAACTCGTCTGCTTCTTTTTTGTATTGAGTGGTAAAGTTGTTCATTTGCTCAGTACTTAAAGTACCGTTGTTTTGCATCTGATTAAACAATTCTTGAGCACTACTACCTGACTGTTTCAAGTAAGCCATTACTTCGATACCAGCATCAGTAGTTGCAGTACCTGTGGCTAAAATCTCTTTAAGTCCTGCTTGGTGTTGCTTAGGAATACTATCCATCAACGCCTTCATATTTTTCTGGCCGTCTTCGTCCAGTTTGGACATCATAATCCTATACTGTGCGTCTGCCTGTCTAGCGTCCTCTTCAGCCTGTAATGACTCTTTGCTCTTACCTGTTAACTTACTAACAGCATCTAAGTTCTTCAAGTATGAGTGTGTGCCTTGTATTAATTCTGCATCAGTCTTGCCTTGCAGTCTTCCATTCCTTGCCAACATTTTGGAATAGTCTGCAAATCCTTCGTTGATATCTGCTGTGCTAAATCCTAATCTTGCAAGGTCTGCTGCAAGTGGAGTGTTTCTAATGTCCTTACCAAGTTTTGCTAAACGTTTAGCACCTTCGGCTGTGCTACCACCTAACAACATCAATGCTTCAGAATTACCTTTAATTATTCCTCCAAATTCTGAAAGTGACAAACCTGCCTCACTTGAGGCTTTCAACATGCCTGCCATATTGCCGCCAAAGTTAGCACCTACTGAACCTGCTTCTAAAAATGCTGCGTGTGTTTGATCAACTGCACCTGCTACTGGTCCAAATATACCTTTGATAACATCACCAACTCCCATTGGAATTTGGCCTAATGCACCGACAGCACTACCAATAGAACCATCCATTCCTCTGACAGCATCTGCTGCACTGCTTACTTTATTAATTAAACCTACTATTGCCCCTGAGGCTTTCTCCATCCTACCTTGAAAAGTCGTTATTTTCTTAATTGATTCGTCGTAGGCTTTTATTTGGTCTTCAGTCGCATCGGTTTCTTTTTCTTTAGCCTTGTATGATCTAAGTGTAGCATCATTAAACTTCTTACCTGCTTTTACTTGATTTTGGGTTGTACCTGCAAGGTTGCCCATTGCTTTTTCAAATTCTGCATGGTTTTTGAATTCTGACTTGGCTTTAGCAGCAACAACCTGCATTGCTGATAATAGTTGCTTTAACGTGGCTTCCGTCGCGGCATTATTAAGAACAACGTCTTCTTGTCCAAAACTACCAGTTACATCAGCCATTTACTATTTCTCCAGAAATATACGCATATAAATACATTCGTCAATATACAATTATATATTATTTATCGGAGATAAAGATGGACGAAAACAAAGAACTACCAAAGGTAGATATTACAGGGAGTGCTCCAGCGACTAGCAATGGTGATGCCGCTGTTCAGAGCAGTCCGTTATCTGCCTACTACAGACAACCTAAAATTTATGTAAGTTTACCAAGTAAAGGAAACTACTATGCCGAAGGTGCACTTGATAAGAGTGAAGACGGAACATATGCTGTATACAGTATGACAGCCAAAGACGAATTAATGTTTAAA